CCATGTGCTCTGCGATGTGAGCCATGATGGCTGCGCCCATCTGTTGGGCCATCGGAGACTGACCGATCATCTGAGCCACCATCGGGTCTTGCATCAGCGCCATGTGAGTAGCGATGTGCGCCTGATGATCTTGGTAGATGAATGCCTTGGTCGGTTTGCCAGTCAAGAACGACATGTTCTCCGACACCGGATCGCGTGGCTTTTGGTCTTCCTCAATCGGAACCAACTTCTCGGCATTCTTGATACCAAGAACTTCCAACATCTGCCGGTGCAGGTTGGGCAGGTCATAGATTTGAGGAGCACCTTGAGCCAACTGGAGAGCGGCTTGGTACTGCATGATCCGCTGCGCCATCGTGGAGGCGTTGGGATCAGAGACCGGGATTACCTCAACAAGATCGTAGTCCTCTTGTTTTGCGGCGCGGTTTCCTCCCACGGGGACGTAGGAGTAATCCGGCGGCATGTAGTCCCGGATGATCTGCTTGAGAAGTTTGAACTCCATCTTCAGGCTTGCATGCACGCGAGCCTGAACAGCAGACATCGTCTTGAGTTGGCGCTCAAGCAAAGCCAGCGTCGTTCCAACGGGAGCCTGGGCCGACATGTCGCTGAATTTGAGATCAGCAATGGCCGCTAGGCGACGGCCTTCATCGGTGATCTTCTCAAGTAGTGCCGACAGAACTTGGCTCGGCTCCTTGTACGGCAGCGGCATGATGTTGTCACGCAGCGCACCAGAGGGGATGTCTACATCTCGGAACTCACCCGGGGCGATTGGTGTGTCGTCGCCTTTGACTCGCAGACCCCGGGTCTTCAGACCTCCGGGGAGGTTAGACAGCGTTCCCGCGTCTACCAGTTGGCGAATAATCGCGGTCCCAGCACGAGCATAGCCACCAATAATATGAATGAAACCAAGGCCATAAGCACCAAAGCCAGGGATGTAAGTGTACTGAACGAAGTGCTGTCGCTTGAGTTTTCGGCGGTCTGACTCTTCCCAGTTTCGTCGAATAGACAGAACGGTCTGGGTTCCTCGCTCGATGGTGATGACGTAGGGTAGTCCGATTCCGGTTTCTTCTCCATCATCGTCTGTATCCTCATAGCCCTTCAGATTCCAGTCAACGTGAATCTCAAGCACCTGATACCGATCATCGTCGGTGAGGGTGTAGCCCTGTTCCTCTGCCTTCTTCTTCTCAATGTCTGTAAAGACTCTGACCGGCTCGCCCAGTTCTGTCTGGCGATAGAAGCCAGCGGCCATCAACTTGTTCAGATCATTCTCAGTCTTACGCATCACATGGGTGACGCGCTCGGCTGTATATACATTAGCCGCTCCGTAGGGAATGATCAAGTCTTCTGCCTGGATGTAAGCAGCCACTTGTCGGCCAAGTGAAGGATCAAAGTAGACCTTCTTGAACGCTGCACCAGCAAGACCGAGGGAGTACAAGAGTCTTTCATGTTCCGGACGGTACTCAATCATCTCGTCCGTGAGCCGGTAGTTCATGTCGTCCTTGACACGGTCGGCAGACTCTTCGTTCTTCCGAGTGACTTCACCAATGATCTGAGTCTTGACAGGACCCTGAGCGGGGAAGGTCTCGGTGATCATCTCTGACTGGAAGCGGATGGCCGCTTCGGTCAGGATAGGAGAGTAGACACCGCAGGCGCCAAGCCAGGGTTCTGCTCTTTCTTCGTATTTCATGCCCAGGACTTCGAGTCCTTTGACATACATGTCGGCCCAGTCTTTGCGACTGTTGATGTCGGCGTCTACAAGACCAACAAGATCAGAGGCCAGAGACTGAAGGTCTCCGTCGTCCATGTATTCCGCGAGGTTGGCATCAAAGTCTTCGGCAGTTTCTGCTTCCGGCTCCAATTCGATCTCCAACCCGCCCATCCCGATCTTGACAGATTCGGGGTCTTCAATTTCAATCTCAACCATTGGTTCATCTCCCATCTCTTCTGGGAGGAGGGGAACCATTGCCGGGTCGATATTGGTTGCCATGTTAATCCTCAGTAATACGCCGCCTTGCGCGGCTGAACGAAGGGTTCATCTCTCTCGTCTGATTCGAGTTTGATCAAACCGCCGGACCTAAAGCGAAGCATAGCCTGTACGGTCGAATCCACCAAGTCGTCATGCTCCGCATTTGGGAAAGCAGCCATCTGTTCGACCACCTCGTGAGCCCATCTCCTGTCTGGAATCCACACTTTTCCTGATCTGAAGATGTCGGCCACTGAACTCAGGCGGGCAAACTTGTCGTTTGGGACCTTTTTCGTCCCTCTTGTTGGGGTGTACTCAGAAACAATGAGCCCCATTTGCCGCAATTCGTAAACAAGCGGCGCTCCGGCGGCTTTTGCCTCGATGAGACACACATCGGGCTCCCACTCCTTGTACATCTCGTAGGCTTTGTCCTTCAGTTCGGGAAATTCCATCCGTTTTTGGAAGGCATCCAACAAGATCAGGTGGGGATCGCGTTCATTCTCGTCCTTATTGAAGACTCCCCAGGTTGTACAGGCCGAAAAGTCGGACCTTTCGTTCTTCGTGAAGGCCGTATCCCAGGATTGGATGATGAATTCGCACTGCGGAGGGTCGTCTTTCTCCCAAATCTGCCACCACTCCCGCTTGATCATCGCCCCTTCTTCGCCAGTTGGGGTTTGTTGATACTGAGCGTTCCACTTGGAGATCGGAAGTTCGGCTTTTAGGTCTTCTAAGAGGTTGATCGGCCAGAATTCAGGCCAAAGTGGGTTCCCCGAAGGAAGAATTGCGGGGAATTCGATGACTTTCCACTCCTCATCCTTGCCTCTTTTGGCCGAATCCTTGAGAACCTGACCAATCAGGTCCCGATCAGACCACCTTGTGGCGATGATGATGATCGCTCCCCCTGGCTGAAGGCGCTGACGAGGGCCAGAGGTGTACCACTCATAGGCCGAATCATAGATTCCGGGGTTCCCAGCGGCCAAAGTCGCCTCTTGTTCCGAGTGTGGGTCGTCAATGATCACCACATCCGCACCCCGACCGGTCATGGTTCCGCCCACACCGATAGCGAAATACTCCCCACGGTCATTCACAGCCCACCGGCCAGCACTCTTGGAGTCCTGTCTCAGCCGAACATTCGGGAACACCTCGTGATACTGCTCCGAATCCACCAAGTTCCGGACCTTCCGGCCAAACCCCACAGCCAGTTCACTCGTATTCGAGGACTGCATCACCTTCTTGTCAGGGAACTTTCCCAAAAACCAAGCCGGAAACAGGTACGAACCAAACTCCGACTTCGTATGTCTAGGCGGCATGCTGATGGCCAGCCTCTTAATCGACCCATCTGCTATACCTTCAAAGGCTTTGGCCACCACCGCGTGATGTCTCCCCGAGATAAACCCAGGCCACATCTTCTTCACAAAAGCCAAGAACGACCCCTGGCACCGCTCCCTCTCCACGGCGGCCTTGTACTCGCTGACCTGATTGAGCAACTTCTCTTGGTCAGCCACGCTCAACTGACTGATAAGGTCATCTAACTTCATGCTTGAACGTAATCTTGATCTCTAAAGCGCGGCAAATGCCCATGTACGTTATTGCACAGATGTCCTTGCCAGCCTCAAACTTCCTGATCGTCTGCACAGAACACCCAGCCAACTTCGCCAACTCCACTTGAGTCAACCCACGCTCCTTCCGAGCCCGCTTCACCCGGTCTCCAAGATAAGCCAAGGTGTCAATCTTGACACCTCCCACATCTATATGTGAAACAGTAGTCACTCCAGATTCCTAAAGTTGATGTACACAGGCCGGATCGTCCTCCCCGCACCTTCCATCTTCTTAACCACCCCCAACTTCACCAGCCGGTTCACGATCTTGTGAACCCCACTCACCCCACTCCTCCCAGTCACATACGCAATCTCCCTCACAGTCGGGCTGTACCCAAACCGCTTCCACCACTCATCAATGGCCAAAAACACTTCCTTCTGCGCCGGGCTCATCTCCATCTCCATGCACTCTCTCTCACTCCTGTCCCCCCTGCGCGCCCTCAATTCCCCTATCTGAACCCGTTTCCGCCTCTTATCCACATACTTATCCACAGAAACTGTGGATAACTTCTCCTCGCCGGTCGGTACGTTTTGGTGTACTTCAGACATGAAAAGTGAGTAAAACGTTGGGCGAAAACAACAAACTAATTGATTTATTGATTAGTTTGAGGTGGGTGCCTCATTTTTAGGCAAATCTAACTCTGCCGGGGGGTCTCCCAAAAATGAGGGGGTGGGGTCCGGAGTCCCGCTGGAAAAAGAAGGGGGGGTGTCCTCCAAATCGAGGGGGTGGGGTGATCGTTCGAGTGGGATAGTATGTGTAGGGGGACGGCCCACCATATCTGCCACAGCGGGGGGTGGGGTATGGGTGGGGTCGACCTCCCCCCGGCTCCCGGATAGTTCGGCCAAGAGGGAATCGGCCGCGTTGTCTATCACCTCTGCGTCATCAGCCTGGGCTTTCAGCATCTCACGCAACTGGGCCATTACCTGCGCGCGGGTATCTTCGCTAGACCGAATGGTGCGAATCTCCTTCCGCTCGGTGAAGGCGGCCACCTCGGTGACAGAGCCGAGAACCTTGGCCGCCGCAGTAATTTGGCCGGGCTTCGATTCCGGGTCGGTTATCACTTTCACCAGGGAATGAATCACCAGGGAACGCAAGCCTGCGGGGGTTTCATATTCCGCCGCCCTTATGGCCGCTTCTATTGCTTGGATTTCTGCGGAGACTGCGGGGTTAGCCGCCACCCGATAGGGCTCGCCGAGGATTGTGGAAGGCGCGGCATCCGCTTTGTATGCTTTCCGGTAGGCGTCCGCCTTTGTGTTTCCCTTTGCTACCTCCAGGGCGAACTTGCGCTGTTTCGGTGTTAGTTCCCGGTTTACCTCACGGCCGAGTATTACGGAAACGGGGACTGTATCCAATGCGTCCTTTAGTTGTTTACGGGATAGTTTAGGGGGTTTCATACTGAGCCGCTGCGCTTCGCGCTGAACCAAACCGCCGCCATCATAGGTGAACAACGGGAGAACATCAAGCCCGCGCCGCCCGCCCTGGCAATTGACCGCGCCTATCAGGCCCGCCGATCCCATTGCAATGCTATCGACTCCGCAGTTTTGATTAAAAAAATCAACTGGACGCCTTCCCCTACCTATCAGCGAGAATCGATCCCGTGCTGCCTGATAGCACTCAACCGGAGCCCCACTATGAACAAGTCCCAAACCCGTGAAGTCAATAAGGCCCGCGCCTTCATGCAAGTGTTCAATAGCACCCACGATGCCGCCATCCTGGGGATTGTCGCCCGCACCATGGGCGCCCTGATTCGGTCGGCGCGCACCCATCAGGCCCGGCTCGAACTGATGCGCGAAGCCGATGCCCTCGGCGTGTCCGGCCACTCTGATTTCATTGTGACCCGTTGGAACTAATCAACCCGTCCCCTTTCGGGGGGACTCAACCGGAGCCCTCAAATGAGCATCGATCAATCCCTTGACGCGCGCATGAGCCGCCGCCTGTTGGCCCAGGATCGCGCCCTGGCGCGCCTGGAAAAGCGCGAAGCCGCCGCCGATCAAATGATTGGGGAACTGTGCCGCAACGGCCGCCCCGTGTTCTATGTTTTCCCCGTAGGTGGAAAGTACCGCGAGGGAAACCGCGCGGAATTGATTTCTTACCTCATCCGCAACCGTCACGCCTAACCCGGAGCCCTCGCCATGCCCAACACCTACACCCTGATTTTCCCCGGGCATATCGCCCGGACATTTAACACGCTGGAAAAGGCCCGGGAGGTAATTGCCCGGGGCGATTGGTGCGTTGTCAGTCAGCGCAACGAAGGCCACAGCGTGATTATGTACCTCGGCATTTTGATTCGATAACCCGGAGCCCCACTATGTCATCCCTCATTGTTGTGACTTACCTCAATCCCACCGACACAAGGGGCGCGCGACTGCGTGTGACTTGTGGGGACTTCAAGCCCCAAACCGTCGGGTTTCCCTATGAA